TCGTCTTTATATCCTGCCTTGCGCGCGGCCGCAACGTCGAAACCTTCTTGGCTGCCAAGGTAGTCAGCGATCTCGGCCGGGCTGTATCCGGCCTTTAAAGCACCTCGAACGTCAAACGCCATGGGTGGTCCTTATTTTGAACCAAAGGTAGAAAGAGCTGGCCTAGCACCCGAAGCCGCTGCAGCCGGGGTTGCTGCAGCCGGGGCCGCGTCTTCTTTAGGTTTTTTGCTCCACTCAAGAAGCCGTTTTCTTGCTGCGTCAAGAGCCGCCCTTTCGGCGGCCGCTCCGTCAAACGTGGCTTTTGAAGCCGGGCTTGTGCTTTTTTGCAATCTAGCCAACTCTTCATTAAGGTCGGCTTTCTTGACCCCTATTCTACTGGCCAAGGCGTTTTCCGCAGCGGAGACTTGCCTTTGCAAGTCCGCCGTTGTTGGAACCGTGCTGCCCCCTCTCTCGGAGTTTTTCCTAGCTTTCTCAATGCGATCCAGCCTATCTTTTTCAAGTTGGGCGTCGGTTCGTTCATCAAAAGAATCGGCTTTGATTTGAGCAACTCTGATGACGCCAGCGTGCGTAGCCAAATCGGTCTTCTCCAACGCCGCCATATAGTCTTTGTCGGCGACAAGAGCTTTTGCCTTTGTGATTTGAGCGTCTGTAGCGTCTTTAGCTTTAAGGTCACGGAATTCTTTTTGCACTTCAAACACGTATTTCTCAGAGGCGAGTTCAATAGGAGCCATAAGAACGTTCATGTTTGCTTTGGCTGTGCGCTTAGCCGCGTCCGCGTAGCTTTGAGGAATTGCAAGCTTTCCTTCAACGTCAGCGGCGGCTACGCCTTCAGCCACGGCAGCGGCAGCGTTAACAGGAGCAAGCGTTTCTCTAGTGCCAGCTTTGGCTCTGCCAACAACCACATCGGCGGCGGCGTCAACAGGTGCAAGCGCTTCCCTAGTGCCCGCGGCGGCTGTGCCTTGCGCAACAAGCAGTCGCGCTTCTGCCGCTGGCACACCGGCTTTAATTAACTCGTCAAACTTGGCAGCTTGTGCTTTTGCTGCGGCCGCTATGGTTTCGGGGTTTTGGTTGTAAGCGGTTTCGGCGCGGGCGTAACTGACATCACGCTGGCGTTTGATATCGTCTATCCGCAAATTCCTTTCGGTCTCTGCGTCCAATAGCTGTTTCTTCAGGTCCAGCTCGGCCTGCTTCTTCATCTCCATCTGCGCGCCTTCGCCGTAGCCCTTGGCGGCTCCGCCTAAAGCACTGGCGATAAATCCTCCGAAACTAGCCATATCAAGCTCCCGTCTGTGGTGCGGCCGGAATGTTTTCGTTGCTGAATTGGTTCAGCATCTGAGCCATCTTGTCTGGTGCAACACCAAACTTCTCAAGGATCGTGGAGATCATGATCTCCATGCCGTTGCCGATGTCAGCGTTAGTTGGCTTTTCCAGACCGCTGTCGCGCAGGAAGTCCACCGCTTCCATGAGAAGCTTGACGCCGGCAGGGATGATCACATTCGGTGGGATCGACCCGTTTGACTCCTTGAACAGCATGAGCATCAAGCCAGCAATGCCCTTCCCAAGTCTCTGGTCCAGAGGACCGGGGCGCTGGATTTCTTGAAGCATGACCCGGTGGCTTTCTTTGGAGAACATCACCTTCATGCCTGCAATGACCACACGGTCGTATGCCTTTTGCAGATCAGGCGGCATCTTGATGTTGTCAGTGACCGTTTTGGTCGACAGGTCGTCGCCCTCTGGACGAGCCATCTTGTCTTGAATAATTCCTGTTGCCATTGTGTTCTCCTTATCCTTGGCGAGGTTGCATAGCGTTGGCTACAAGGCCGGGTGGCCTTTGACCAACAACTGCGTTGGGATTGACTTTAAAGCCGGCGTTCACGTTGTTGTAGCTCTCGTTCAAATTGGCGCGTTTTGCTTTCTCCCGGTCCATATCGGTTTGGAGTTGCAAAGTTCTTGCATTGGCGTAACCGGAGCTGGCTCTCAGTTCCTCGAGCTTGGCATCTGACAGGCCGCTCAGGTACTCGGCCCCAGCTCCGATAGCCTGAGCCGCAACATAAGCGCCGTAAGGGGATGAGGAAGCAAAGTCCATAGCCTTGCCGCCTGCAGTCATGGCGGCATCCCCGAATTTGCCTTCTTTGAGCAAAGTCATAATATTGGGCTTGGCGGGAACGCCAGTAGCGTTTGGTAGTCTGAGCCCGGTTCCCGGCCCGTTGGACATGAGTGAGTAGTCAGCAGGCTGCATGAGGCCACTGGTAGGCGCCGCGGCGGCGGGCCCAAGGTTACGCGTGAGGTTGGAACCGGCCGGGGCAGGAGCATTGGCGGGAGTTTCCAGCATCGGGGCGGTATTAACGTCGACGGCGGGAGCGTTTAAGGCACCCGGTACCGTTGCGGCTTCAGCGTTCATGAAGCTTGCCGAGCCCGGTACTTGTTGGCCATCGACTACTGGGGCTAATGAACCGGGGGCGTCGGCAAATACGGATGATAGGTCAACGTTACTTCCTTTGTTAAATCCAAGGGTATCTGCAAGGTTGCCGGAATCAAACAAGCCTTTGCTTTCAGCAAAAGCGCCTATGCCGCCTGCGATGCCGGCAATCATGCCAATCGAGGACAGGGTCTTGTTTCCGGTGATGTTGCCAATTAAGCTTATAGCGGCTCCCGCAAATGAGATGCCTTGCATTAAAGTCATGGCCGCAAAACCCGCTTCAGCCGCGCTAAACATCGTGTACAACGAAACGGCCGCGCTGATCGGGTCTCTCTTCTCCCCATACGCGGGCCCGCCCGTGGGGTCGCCAATTGGGTAATCGGCCATCATGGCACGGGTCGTGGCTCTTGACAGATAGATTTTCATGATTGCCTTTCAAATGGCAGGTTGCTAAGCAGATAGTACTCAACGTCTCCGTCTTTCCAAGTGGGCCTAAACCCAACGCGTTCTACAAACTTTTTTTGCTTCAGTCGTCCGTGTCTCACTCGCGTGGTCAAGAACCCGTGTTTCTCAAACACAGGTCTGAAGAAAGACCTTACCGCGCCTCGCATGCTTCCTTTGGGCCTCCAGCCCGGGGTAAGAGCAATGTGCACCTCGGTCCCCTTGGCCACCACGGTCCAAACATGGCGGTCTTCAAATTCAAAAGGCAAGACATCCCAGTCCTTGAAATAATCAAGTATCTGATAACGAGACAACTCAGTCCCATTACGGACCGAGGAGACGATTGGCTCGAGTAAGGTTTCTCTGTTCATATATCGGTCAACAAAGATTTAAGCCCGGTAATGCCAGAAGTCGCGCTAAGAATTGCAAGTGCATTTTGCAGATAGCCTTTCTGTATATTGACCGCGGCTTGTTTAGGCGATACCTTGACTCCGTCCTTGCCGGGTACCCCATCCTCTGCCTTTGCGCTGAGGTCGCCGTTGGCCATGATGTCAGAGATGTTTTTGGACACTTGCTGGAAGAGCTCGTTACTGCTGGCCGATGCTTGCATCTGGTTCTTGTAATAGGCCTCGGTAGCGCCCAAGGCTGCTCGAGTCGACGCGTCAATGTTTTGCAACTCAATTTTTGTTTGCGCATCGGCATTTGACAGCGCGTACTTCATCGATTGGTCCATCATGTTTTGGACCGTGCTGTTGAGAGCGGTAGCGTATGTTTTAGAAACGTCTGTTTGGTTAGCTGCCGTAAACTGAGCGGCTTGATTTTGGGCTGCCGCGTTTGTCAATGCAGCGTTGTTGGTTGCGCCAGCCGTGAATTGAGCCGCTTGGTTAAAAGCGCCGGCGTTAGCCAAAGACGCTTGGTTGGCCGAGCTTGCGCCAAACTGCATGGCCTGATTTGCTGCGGCTTGGTTTTGGGCAGCGGCTTGGTTGGCCGCTGTAGAAGTAAACCCAAGTGCCTGATTTGATGCGGCCAAATTTTCTGATCCAGCTTGGTTGGCTGCACCGGCCGTAAACCCGAGTGCCTGATTTGACGCGGCCAAGTTTTCTGATCCGGCTTGGTTGGCTGCACCGGCCGTGAACCCGAGTGCCTGATTTGACGCGGCCAAATTTTCTGATCCGGCTTGATTGGCTGCGTTGGCTGTAAACCCGAGTGCCTGATTTGATTGCCCGGTGTTGAATTGACTACGTTGGTTGGCTGCGTTAGCGTTAAGCTGAGCTGCGTTGGCGTTTGTGGCCGCGTCTTGAGTTGCAATTGGGAGCGCGGCCGAGTAAACAGCTCTCTCACCTTCGCCTAAAGCCATGCTCGAGTTGACCAAACCGCGCGAGTTCATTTGGGCCATTGCGTTGGCGCGTGCTTGCTGAAGCAAAGGAGAGTTGGCCGCAATAAGGCCGCCAATTTGACCCTGAACTGTTTGGTTGTTGGCAACATTCCAATCAAAGCCGGCAGCGGTACCGGCGTCGTAACCTTGCGATGTTCGTGAGCCGGCGTCGTAACCTTGCGATGTTCGTGAGCCGGCGTCGTAACCTTGCGATGTTCGTGAGCCGGCGTCGTAACCTTGCGCCGTTCGTGAGCCGGCGGTGTACCCTTGGCCAACCATTGTGCTACCGGTGTAGCCAAAAGGGTTGGCGTCCGAAGATTTGTATCCGGTTGCCCCGGCCGTCGCTGCGTTGTACCCGGTAGCTTGGGGCGCGGCTATGGCGGACGTAGCGTTGCCAAGCAGCGTTGCCCCGGTCGTGGTGTTTAAATCAAAAGGGTTTTTTGCTGTAGCCATATCTGCCCCACAAATTAGGAAAGAAACAAAGCTCGTTCATCGTTTCTACGCTTGACCAAACCCGGAAGGATTTTACCCCCGCCCCGAACAAACTTCAAGAACTCATCTGCCGCCTCTTCAATCTCGCCCCTAAGAACCTTTGAACGGAGGGTGCTTCGCTGTACGCCCCCCAAACCCAAATTAAAAGCAAAGCTGACAAGAGCATCATTTTGACCTTGGGTAAGCACCAGAGGAAAAAGTCTGGCGACCCCAACTTCAAATCGGATGAGATCAGCACCAAGGGTTCCATCTACCTCAGCCTTTGAAAATGCGCGGTTATCCTCCTGCGCAAGCGGGAAAGCGTCTCTTTGATCCAGTGGTAAACGTCCTTGATCTGGGTATAAAACATGTCCAACTCCTACAGTCCAAAGCCTAGCTGGGCAGCGGTAAGGCTTAAACCGCACTCCCTCATGGTGCTTGATCATCTCCTTGCATCGGTCGGAGACTTTCAATCCTTGCCGCCTTTGAACGCCCGTCCACCAAAGTGGAAACTGATGATGCTGGCAAAGATGATCTGGCTATCGTCATCCCAAAGTTTTTGAATCAAAACGTCAAATGCAATGTCCCGATGCCAAGCGTAAATAAAACCGCCAACTTCAACAAAGGCAAACAGGATGAAGAATCCGTAGGTCAGTATCGGGCGCACACCAGCGCGGAGGTTAATCATCCATTGTGATGCGCCCTGACCTATGGCTATGTCGTGCGCGTACAGTGCAGCCCGTTCGGATGCCTCGGCTTCGATGGCCTGACCCTCAACCTTGATCTCCTCAACCCGTTGCTGGGCCTCGAACCCGGCCTTGCGTAGCTCAAGCTCACGTTCCGTCTGGAGCCTTGCCATTGTGAGTTCGTGGCTCTTGTCTGCACGGTCTTGGAAAAAGCCAAGCAGCTTGGGCAGGCCACCAGCCAAGAAGCTGACCAGTGTAGTAAATAGGGTTAGCATTTCTTTTCTTCCTCATGGGACAGTTTGACGCCTGCAAGTAAGCCAATGAAGCCACCAACAATAGTCTGAAACGCAGGCCCGACCAGCTCAAAAATTTTATTGTTGTCCACGAGTGGATCAAACAGTCCAAGCAACATGACACTCGACATTGTCAGGACAACAACACATAAGGTCATGCTAACCATAAGCGTCACAAAAAATGTCAACTTGGCTTTCATTTGTCTTTTCTGTTAAAAATCTCAAACAAACTTTTTACTTTTTCTTCCAGCACGGCAATTTTAATGTCCATCTTAGCCAACACAATGATAAGCGTTATCAGCGCCAACAGCATGGGCCAACCCTTTGCCAAGGCTTCAAAAAATTCCACACTACAACCCTAGTACTTTTTTGACAAACTCGGCAGCAACACCCGGCCCGAACAGCACTGCGGCAATCACAACGTACAGCAGGTACTCAATTTTTGTCATCCGTTTTGAGCCATTGGCAAAACTCTTCTGGATGCCCTCGTACCTCTCCGCGCAGATGGCCTCATGCGTAGCCAGCTTGGCCTCAGTCTCGCTGATCATTTTCTCGGTCATGGCGCGTCAGGCCAAGTGACTGTCCAAGGGAAACCAGCCTGTGCGGTTACGTCACGCAATGCTTGGCGATAGGTTGCCCATGCAGTCTTGTCAGCGGTGGCGTCAGCGATCTGCGTCCAGTCGCTGTCCTTGAGCAGGTTGTTGCGCTGTTGCCGAACGGCTAATGCCGCACTGTCAAAGCGTTGCGTTACCTCTTCAGTTGTCATCTCCCGCACCCGCCACACTTGTGTCCAACGCTGGTCTTCATTGCTAAAGACGGGTGGGTCTTCCTCCA